AGTGAAGCGCGCACTGGCCCGAGGCAGTCAGTCGGACAACAAGTTCGACAAGACCTTCGACAACGGTATGCTTCTGACGATCTCGCACCCGTCGAAGAACGAACTGTCCGGCAAGCCAGTAGGCCGCGTGGCGATCACCGACTACGACCGTATCGAGGACGACGTTGACGGCGAGGGCAACGCCTTCGACCTCGCCTCGAAGCGCACGACCACGTACCAGTCGAACGCCATGACCTTGGCCGAGAGTTCGCCGTCGCGCGAGATCACCGACTACAAGAAAGTCGTGACGGGCCACATGGCACCACCGACGACCGGCATCTTGGCTCTCTACAATCGCGGCGACCGCAGGCGTTGGCACTGGCCGTGCCCTTCGTGCGACAAGTATTTCGAGGGCCGCTGGGAGAATATGTCGTGGGACCACGATCTCGTCGGCAACATGGCGAAGTCCGCCACGGCGCATATGGTTTGTCCGCATTGCTCGCACAAGATCATGCCACAGAAGCGGACGGCGATGAACCTGTGGGGCCAGTGGATCAAGGAAGGCCAGTGGATCGACGATGAAGGGTATATCCGTGGCGAGGGCAACGGCTCCAACATAGCCTCGTTCTGGCTGATGGGCGTGGCCGCTGCGTTCGTGACATGGCCGTCGCTGGTCAAGACGTACCTCGACGCGGAAGACGATTATAACTCGTCCGGCGACGAGACTGCGCTCACCAAGTTCTTCAACACCGATCTCGGCGTCCCTTACATCCCGAAGCATATATCAGATTCGGACGTCCGCACGCCGGAGAGCCTGCAAGGCCGCTGCGAGGAATGGGGGTACAAGAAGGTGCCGCGCGGCGTACGGTTCCTGTTGGGGATCGTTGACGTTCAGAAGAACGCTTTCGTGGTCCAGATCATCGGCGTTGCGCCGGGGGCACCGTTCGACCTCTACCTCGTTGATCGCTTCACGATCCAGTACAGCGACCGCATGGACCCGAGCGCGCCGGAAGGCAAAGAGAGTTTCCTGTGGGTCAAGCCTGCGTCCTATCTCGACGATTGGGATAAGGTCAAAGAGCAAGTGATCGACGCGGCGTACGAACTGGACGACGGCAGCGGACGCAAGATGACCGTCAAGCTGACATTGTGCGACTCCGGTGGTGCCGCTGGTAAGGCAGGCAGCGACGGGCAGAAGACCGGCGTGACGACGAACGCCTACAACTTCTATCGCAAGATGCGCGATGCCGGTATGTCTTCGCGGTTCCATCTGCTGAAGGGTGACGCCACTCCCGGCGCACCGCGCGCACGTATCACCTTTCCGGACAGCGAGATCGCCAAGGACAAGTCTCGTCGCCGTGGCGAAATTCCCGTCCTGCAACTCAACCCGACGCTCAACAAAGACAACCTCGACGCGCGGCTTGACGTGCTTGAAGCAGGAAAGGGCATGATCCACCTTCCCGCGTGGCTTATCGTCCGAGGGATGCTGTGGTTCTTCGCGGAACTAACTTCCGAAGTCCGCACACCGGGCAAGGGGTGGGAGAAGGTGTCGCGCCGGAACGAGGCGTGGGACTTGTTCTACTACGCCATCGGGGCTTGTCTTTCGTCCTTGATTGGGATAGATCGACTGAATTGGGACCGACCGCCCCCGTTTGCCGCCGATTGGGACGAGAACCCTTTGGTGATCGCAGCGGACGCCGAGGTCGCGTTCGGACGTCAGACTAAGCAGTTCAACTTCGCCGACTTTGGCCGTAACATGGGGTAAGAGTATGGCGTCTGCACTGACACCGGAAGAGCGCGTTGCGATCCGGGCACGGATTGTCAAACTCGAAACCGCATACGACAACATCATGGCAGGGACGGCAATCGTCGAACTGGCTGACCAGAATGGTGAGAAGGTCCGGTACAACACGGCCAACGCTCCCGCGCTTCTCGCTCTCATCAACCGATTGAAGGCGATGTTGGACCAGACATTCGCCAAGTCCTACCGGCCCCGGCCTGTGGGCTTCATCTTCCCGAGGCAGTAATGAAAACACCCGCGCGAGTTAAATCCACGGCTGTCGTCCTTCACCAGACTGGTGGGCGCGAGATGGCACTAGGCGGCGCGCTCGAAGGCGCTGAACGCACCAAGCGCGAGACCGTCATGTGGACGCCGCCAATGGTCAGCCCCGACCGGGCGATCAACCCCGGCAAGAAACTGGCCGACGCACGCGGCAAAGACATGGTGCTCAACGACGGGTACACGCAAGGCGCGGTTCGTATCCAGAAGGATAGCATCGTCGGGGCCAGCTATCGGCTCAACGCCAAGCCGGACCACCGGGTCATCATGGGCGGCGACACCGCCTACGGGAAGGGATGGGCCGAGGACTTCGCCGCCGTGGCCGAAGCCCGGTTCAACTTGGCGTCCGAGAGCGAAGACGGCTGGTTCGATGCGTCCGGTCAGTTGTCCTTCACGGGTATGCTCCGGCTGTGGGTCGGCGCGTTCTGCTATACCGGCGAGATGATCGGCACCGCCGAGTGGGACGACGCGGACCCGACTCGCCCGTTTAAGACCAATTTCCAGATGATCTCCCCGGATCGCCTATGCAACCGCGACGGCCTGCCTGACGGCTACGATCCCCGTTCGGGCGCGAAGCTGTCACGCGGCGTCGAGATGGACCGGAAGAACCGGCCCATCCGCTTCCACTTGCGCCGGGGATACGAGACCGATTGGGATAACCGCGATCTCAACACTTGGGATATCGTCGAAGCGCGCAAGCCGTGGGGACGACGCCAAGTGCTCTTCGTCCGCGATCCCAACATGATCGACCAGACGCGCGGCATCTCCGAGATGGTGGCGGCGCTGGCGCACTCGAACATGACAAAGACCTACTCGGAACTGGTGCTCCAGAAGGCCGTGGTCGATGCCAGCTTCGCAGCGGCGGTCGAGTCGGAAGCGCCGAACGCGGACGTCATCGCGGCACTCGGCGGCGGCGAGAACGGGTACATGAACGCGGTCGGCCAGTATATGTCGATGCTTCAGGAGTTCTTGGGCGCGAGCGACAACATCGCCATCGACGGCGTGAAGATGCCGCACCTGTTCCCTGGCACGAAAATGAACATCATGCCGATGAGCACTCCGGGCGGGATCGGAACTGACTTCGAGGACTCGCTAATCCGCAAGTTGGCGGCGACGTTCGGCGTCGGCTTCTCCGAGATGAGCCGCAACTTCTCCAAGTTCAACTACTCGGGTATCAAGGCCGAGATGGCGCTGATCGAGCGGACCATGAACTCCAAGAAGAAGTTCGGGGCCGACCGCATGGCGACCCAAGCCTACCAGCTATGGCTTGAAGAAGAGATCGGTCAGGGCAATCTCCCGCTGCCGCGAGGCCGCAACCGCACGGACTTCTACCGTCCGCTGATGAAGGACGCCTACACCCGATGCTCGTGGATCGCCTCGGGCCGTGGTCAGGTGGACGAACTCAAAGAGACGCAGGCCGCGATGCTCCGGATCAAGTCGGGCCTCTCGACGTACGAGAAGGAATCGGCGAAGCTTGGCGAGGACTGGCGCGAGACGATGGCGCAGCGGGCCAAGGAAGAGTCCGTCATCAACAAGCTGGGTCTTCCCTTCTCGCTCGACGCGCAGAAGTCCGGAACTAACACCGCGCAGTCCACGATGAAAGGTGGCAAGACCGGTGCCGGGTCGGCGGCGAACAACAACAACCAGAACACTTCAACCTTTGAAGATGAAGATGACGAGGGTGAATACGCATGACCAAGCCACGCTCTGACGTGAGCGCCGCCGCGATGTCCCGCATGAACTTGCGCGACATGCTGGTGCTTCCCGACACCGCCAGCCAAGTGATGTCCGATCTGACCCGGCACGCCGAGACTTCGGCTGAAGCGGGCGTCGCGCTGGAACTGGCTGTGCGGCAGTCGGTCGAACTGGCTTACGGGTTCGCGCCGGATGGCGAGGACGAACGCAAGCCGTTCATCTACAGCGACGGCGTGGCCGTAATCCCGATCCACGGAACCCTGCTCAACCGGTGCAGCTATTCGTGGGGCTTCGTCACGGGCTACCAGTACGTCCGCCGCATGATGAACCTGGCGCTCGAAGACAGCGACGTTGACGTGATCGTCTTCGACGTGGACTCTCCGGGTGGCGAGGCGGCAGGCTGCTTCGAACTGGCCCGCGAGATCATGGCCTCACGCCGGGTCAAGCCAAGCCTCGCTATGGTTGACGCACTGGCCGCGTCGGGCGGTATCGCCTTGGCCGCAGCCGCAAGCACGGTCTACGCGATCCCGTCTGCACGAGTCGGCTCCATCGGCGTGTACCGGATGCACATTTCCTACGAAGAGAACCTGAAGCAGGCGGGGATCAAGGTCACTTTCGCTGCTGCGGGTGAGCACAAGGTCGAGGGCAATCCGTATCAGGATTTGCCACAAGCCGTCCTCGACGAGTGGCGCGAAAGCGCCGGAAGAACTTGGGATGATTTCATCACCCTCGTAGCTGAAGCACGCGACATTC